TTGTTAGGTATTTATTAGAGATCGGCAGTTGGAACCGTGTCTGTGAAACCAACCCTGAGCTATGTGTCTATCACAGTGAGCACAGTAGAGTTTGTTTCTCTTTAGTCCGGTTTGTTTGGCCACTGTTTTAGCAATAGCTTCTGCACTTCTTTTTGTTGGATTAGCTGCCTTGGTAGCACGAATCTTTGCTTTCTGTTCTTCGGTCATTGGCACACCTTTATTAGAAGGTAGTTTGCCTTTGTTGGCTGCTCCTATCTTTGCTGCTCGTTCAGGAGTACAACCTTTGCCGTACATACCGTTATTTGCCCCAGATTTAAGAACAGACATTCTGTCTCTATATTCTTTGCTCTTGTAGACAGTAGATTTCTTAGCTTTTCCTTTTTGTGATTTACTTAGATTCTGTTTGTGCTCATCACTTTTAGGTTTGTCTTTGTGATAGTCGCTAATCTTCTTTCGACTTTCATCAGTAGGTACAATATATCCTGCTACGTTTTGGTTGATCCAACGATCATCATGTAGCACTTTGCATCGAGTTAGCACTCGAGTTTCCCAAGCAATTGCTTGCTCTTTGGTTTCAAATACTTGTCGGATTTCTGTATCAAAACTGTCTGCGCCAGTTTCTTCTATCAGTTTCTGAACACCAGGACTGCTAGTGAAGTAGTGTTTCCACAGATCGTCTACAGGATCTACTCGATTTGCACAGCGGAATCCGTAGTAGACTTTGCCCGAAGGACGATGTTTGACTAGATAGGTGTAGGGTTTCATATTGTTATTTAGTTTCTCACTGCGATTTCACCTTATAACAATAACATATTCTGAAAACAAAGTCAACAAAAAAGCACCCGAAGGTGCTTTTTTGAGTTCTTTTTGAACAATCTCTGATTAGGAGAATGACAAATTGGATACGGCTATCTCTCCCACATAATCGCCCGCATTGCCAAACGAGCTGGCTGTATTTGTCAATTCTATGTAACCATAACGAGTCATGAAGCTCACGACTGGTTCGAATGTTGTTGGATCAAGAACAACACCAGAGCTCATCAACGGAATGTATGGGCAGTAGAACGCAGGAGCGTCAGCTTCCGAACTTCCTTTGTAACCAACCAACACAGGAGTTGTGTCACTTGCATAACTGTCAACAAACACACGCATTGCGCCGTTCAGGGTACCAACAAACTTGGTGTTTGTAGGTGCTTCGAATGTGCCTTCTGTGGTTCTAGCAAACGCACTAGTTGTAGCACTTTGCAACACTGTGAGTGCAGCACTGCTAACAACAGCATAGTTACCTGCGCCACGACGAGTGCGTTGAGCGATCAAGTTAGCAACACGGTTGATCAACACAGCCAATGCGGCGTGTTCGTCACCAACGAATGTAGCTGTACCAGATACGGTAGCTTGGTTGTATGTGAACTCAGTAGCAGCAAGGCTACGCAGGCTCAACAAGATTTCTTGGTCAATCTCAGCTGTGATCTCTTGTGCAAGAGCAGCCATGATTTCAGCTTCTACGTCAATACCGTGCATGGCTTGAGCATCTTGTGCAGATTCAAAAGTCCAACGAGCTTGCAACTTGCGTGTGCGAGCTTCAACGGCTTGTTTCAAGATCTGAACAGAAATTTGCTTACCGCCGGTACCTTCCATGGTAGCTGTTTGGCCGCCAGTGTAGTTGGTGGCTGTAGCTGTAGCGCCTGGTACTGTGGAGTACGCAGTAGCGATCTTGAATGGGCTCAGTGCTTCTTCACCAGCTGTTACAGAAGTAGCGGCTGCGGAAGTGTCTGTCAGGCTCTGGGCATAACGCACACGCAGGGTGTGGATCTGACCAACTGGGCCTGTCATGGGCTGAACGCCAACCAATTCGTTAGCAATAACGGTTGGCATAACACGACGGATAACAGGAAGAATCACACGGTTTAGTGTAGCGATGTTACCTGCTGCTGTTGAACCTGCGGAAGCGTTTTCCTTCAAGTACTTACGGGTGTTTTCAAGGATAACACCCATGCTGTTGCGCTTGGAACCGTTCAAACCTTCAAGCAATGCTTCTTTGGTTTCGCCCCAGCGACTTTCTAATAGTTCTTGTGACATTTAAGTCTCCTTTAAATTATTTTAACCCTGCCAGGCGCTTGAGGTTGAACACATTGCTGCGGTCTTCCTGCTGACTACTTGGAACAGATTTATCCCCAGTGGATACGGATACCGATTCTGTGATCACTTTGGCGGCTTTCACGGAGCGGTCTTCCAACACTGCTGGTAGATACTTTTCGAAGGCGTTTTTCAAACGAGGTGTTTGTACGCTTTCAAGCAAATTGCGCATGACTTCTTGTTTGTCCCGGTTTAGTGGGGCAAGTAACATTTCCAATGTGCTGTCACGCTCATTGGATTCGTTCATCATGCGTATTTCGCGTTCTTTTGACTCAACAACGACTTTTGCTCGTTGTGCGAGTCGAATGGCTTCTGCCAATTGCGCATCTTTCTTTGACAATGCGCTGTACAGCTTGCGAACTTCGGCTTTCTCATTCAGGTGAGTAGCACCAAATTCACTTGCATACGCTTCAAAGATTCTACGTCCAAAATTGTTCTCACGAGCAACTTGGATGTCTTCTTGCAATTGGCTGAGTTCAGTCTTGAGATGTTGACTAACAGCTTGGCTCATTTTGTGTGCAGATTCTTTGATGAATCGTGCTTTGAGACTTTCGAGCTTGCTGCGGGCTTCACGTACCAAGCGGACTTTTGTTTCCACTACGTCACGTTTGTCTGCGGCAAATTCTTGGATCTCATGTGCCAAGGCATGCACCATGAAGCTTTCTAGTTTTTCTAGTCCTTCACTGTGCATCTTACGGTCTTTACGCAGTTCGCCAATTTCTTCAGCAAGTTTTGTCACCATAAAGTTGTTGAACTTTGTTGACGACTCTTTCATCTTGCTTTGGAAACGAACGCGATCTTCGGCCAAGTTCTGCTTTTCAGCAGCTACTTGGGCAATTTCTGCGGCCAGTCCTTCTGTTACCATCTTGTCTAAGGCTTCTACCATCACTGTCTTGTCGTGCTCATAGCGTTGCGCGAACTCTTCACGGAGTTCGGTGCGGGCCTGCTCACGGGCTTCACTCAGCTTGGCTTCCCAGGCTTCGTTGATTTCCGTACGAGTTTCCTCTGTAATCAGGTCACTATCGAGCAATGGTTTAATTGCGTCCAGCATTACTGGTTCTCCTTATATTTTGAGATCCCGGATGAGCTTTTTCACTTCATCCTTTAGGTATCTCTGCACTTTGTTGTTTTGCCCAGATTCACGAGCCACTTCCAGCAATCTATGTCCGTACTTCATGTTCATGAGACCTTCATATATTGCCTTGGGATAAGCATTCGGAGCACTGGGTTGTGCAACCACATCTATAGTGACTATTTCAAAGTCACTTACATGTCCTGTTCTATCATCTACATTGCCGCTACCGCGGCTGGATACTCCCAGTTTGATTCCAGATTGCAGCAGGGTCTTGATCAACTCGCCCATGGGGGTTGGTAAAATCTTTAGTTTGCCGCAGCCGGCTTCGCCGTCCATCCACATGTTTTCAACACTATGGCACACACGGTCTAGGTTGATTTTGAGATCTTCTGGATGATCTACTTCGCCTAGTACTGAGTTGCCTTCTTTAATCTGTTGATTAATAGTGCCGACTGCTTTGCTGATTTCGTGCAAGGGATATATTCTGTCATTTGCATTGCGCTTGTTGCCTTCAATGCAGATTCCTTTGAGGTAGAGATTCTTACCCTGGCCATCAGCACCAGATTCTTCAAGAACCTGGATGTTGGCCTGTGTAAAGGTAAGTTGTTCTCTTAGGGTTTTCATCAATTATCCGCGGGCCACAGGGCTCTTGGTGTTGACACCAGCTGCTTGACCCAGTGATGGTTTTGTTGCTGCTGAAGGCCGTTGTGTGCCTTGTGCAGGTGTATTACCCACTCTACCGATCAGATCTTTTGTGTTGTTGCTGTAGGCTGCTGTGTCATGACGGCCGCCCATTTCACCACCTGCGTGTACTGGCTTTACTGAGTTGCCAATTGGACCTTTAGCGCCAGCATTTGCTGCCACTGTGGACTTTTTGTTGACTCCGCCTTCTTCGCTGGTGACTGGCTTTGGTGCTGCTTTGAGGCTGACCGCTTCCATCATGCCCATTTCTTCTGTGTCGTCCATTTCAATAGCGTCACCGCCTTCTTCAGGTCCCATGTCATCGCCGTTGCCCATGCCGTCACCCATGTCGTTGCCGCCCATCATGTCTTCAAATTCGGCCATCAACTGGTCCAATTTGTCTTCAAGATTCATGATGTCGTCTTTGGTGGCAGGTTCGTCACCGCCTTCATCGCCCATGCTAAAGCCTTCTTCGCTGTCACCAGCATCGGCAGCATCTTCTTCGTCGCCAAACTCGGCAGCGTCGTCTTCGCCTTCCATGCTCATGTTGTTTTGTTCTTCAGACTCAACATCGTCAATAAGATCATCACTGGCGTCGCCGCCCATCATGCCTTCTTCAATGTCTTCTTCTTCATCAGCTTCTTCAGCCATCAAGTTTTCATAGATCTGGCGACTTTTTTCCACAACGATGTCGTGGAATAGTTCGCGAGCTTTTGCTTCTTCATCATTGATTACGAATTCAATCAATTGTTCGAATTTGTTCATAAGGTACTCTCCTATAGTAAAGTGTGCTGTTATTTACACTATACCTCAAAAGTACACGGTTTAAGGGGGTAAAATGGTGATAAATTACATCGGCGCCGCAGGGGCCGGTGCATATTGTTGACGAACCAGTTTGAGTTTGTCCTTGAACTCCACTGTTCTTACGTCATTCATCTTGCGCAACTTGTTGAGTTGGCGCAGAGTCAGGTGAGTTTTACGCAGGTCACCAATCTGTGTTTGGCTGTTGTCCTGGTCAAGACTCTGATAAGCCTCAGGTTCTTTTTGCCAAAATTCTTGTAGTATCATGCTGGTATTTATGCAGCCGGGGCTGCACCAGCGGCCGGCATTACGCCACCTGGGGCTGTGGATACTGGAGCGCCGCCAGTGATGCCTGCATCTGCACCTGCAGGTACCATGCCAGCAATTTCTTCACCAGTGGTCACGTCAGATTCCAGGCCGCCCGGGGTTATGCCCACACTGCGCAAGTCTTGTCCAGACTGTGTTTGCATGTCTGGCTCGTCGCGTTCTTCACGCCACATTTCTTCATTTTCCTTGATCTCATCTTCGGTCAAGCCCAGGAAGCGTTCCAGCATAAAGCGTTTGCTCATGTATGCTAGCGGCTCCATCTGCATGAATGCCTGAATACGAGTGTTGTCCAGTTCGCTTTGACGATAGCTGGCAAAGTTTTGCGGGGCATTGAATCCAATACTGAACAGGCTGGAATCAATGTTGAATCCACGCCACTTCAGGAACATCTTGAATTCGTCGTCGAGTTTTTGTGAAACCAAGGCCTGCAGTCGCTCGCAGTACTGGTTGAATC